TCTTCCGCAGTACCAGAAGGAATAATAGTACCAGAACCATTCCATTGAGGAATAAATCTGGTGATCGTAAGAGTTGGAGGTTGCTCAATATCAACCTGACCAAACGGTACTCTTGTTAGAGAATCGGTAGTAGCATTGATGAATCCAAAGTCATCGTAACCTTGGTTGATATCCTGATCAATAAATCCAGTGTAATTTGGATATAGGTATTGATCATATGCTGGACCACCTGGAATTGGATTTCCTTCGGTGAGAGTACCAAGATCTTCAGATACGACAGTAGTTCCAAAGTTGACAGGGAACGATTCTGTTTTGTCGAAACTTGGAAGAATACTTGTTCCACCAGTGCTCTGGTCATAAGTTAGACCGTCACTACTGAACAGTACATCTTGGTCATAAGTGTTCGTCTCATCATCATAGGTTTCAACATCAGATGCAGCACCAGAGAAGTTGAGACCCATCCCATATGCAGCTGCATTGAGAATTGATCCATAATCTTCATCTTGAGGACCATAGTAGATTGAGGATTCATTGTAACTCTTAACGAAGTCCTCATTAACAAGTCCACCACCAATTGTGGTGAGAACAAGATCCATATCAGGATCAATGATCCTGAGGTATGTCTGGAACTCTTCTCTACCTGTACGGAGTGTAGCACTACCAACACCAGTAACAGTAGGACTGAATACAATATCTGCAGTTCCGCCAACATATACATCACCTGCTGGAGAGGGTGCAACTGATCTTGCTTCTGCGGAACCAGATAGGAAAGTGAAGTTTCCATCAGTTCCTTGAGGTTCAATGAATGGAGTGACCGACTCACTCGCAGAACCACTAAGAGTAAGTTCACCTTCGAGACCGAATACTGTACTTTGTGGAGCCTGACTGAACCAGTTGTAACCAAAGATATTGATACCAGCCTTGTAGGTGGCAATACCAGTAATACCAGAAGATTCGTATCCGAACGTTCTTTCCAGACTGGAATCTTCGGAAATTCTGAAGGTTGCAATTCCAGTAAATCCAAGTGTCTGTTTGGTGAGCGAAGACTCTCCAACAGAGAATGTATCTGTACTTGGATAATGTTGACCACCAATCTGAACGTAATTGAATGGAGAAAGAATATCTCCAAATACGATAGAAGTAGTTGCAACTTCTCGGATATAACCCCAATCTTCAAACTCGGTAGCCGAGTTAACAATAAGACCCCAATCTTCGTCTGGGAGAACAATATCTCCTCTTGCAGATCTAAAGTGTGGAGTGAATCTTGCACTCAGTGGATTGCCAGCATCTCCACCGATATCGAATAGACTTACATTGCCATCTGCAAATGTTCTTTCGAGATTCGATGCTGCACCAGATACAACCAGAGTTGCCGTAGATGTAGGTGGAGTATCAGAAAGAAGTACAGATCCAAATCCAATTGGTCTGATGGTGACCTTACGTTCCCCAGCCTGCCAAATAATCTTATCGTTAGCAGAACCAACTTGATTGAAGAGTACTGTATTATCAACAGTTGCAGGAACAAATCTTTCGACACAAGATCCACTGAAGGAAATTTCTCCTTCGAGACCGAATATTGTACTTTGTGGAGCCTGACTGAAGAAGTTCTCTCCAATAACATTGAATCCACCAGAACCTGCATATCCAAATATCTGATCGACATCTTTTTCTGGATCGAGTTCTCCAAGTGCAAATAGAGATCCAGTACCAAAATATGCGAATGGGATAGATTCTGATGCACTGATACCAGTTGCCTGGTAATCGTGCATGAACAATCCACCACCGAGTTTTCTCTCAATGACTCCGTTATTTTCAACATCAATTGGGAATGTTTGACGAAGATCATATGTGATGCTAGTAACACCATAATGATCCCAGTTGGCATTATTACTTGAATTATCTTGTCTGAGTCTATAGAAGTAATTACCTCTGTTTTGTGCAGTGAGAGGAATTGATACTTCTTTTAAGGAATTAAATGTAGTATCGTTATATGCACAAACAGTAGAAATTCTTATCCAACTACTTCCAGTCCATCTATCGAGATATAGACTTTCTTGAGTCTCGTCTGGATCTTCACCACCATTCGTATCACTACCCCTAATGACAGATAATTTAATGTAATCGGAGTTTGTGGTGTCAAATCTCCAATAGAATTCTCTTGATCCATTACCAGTGCCAAATTTAACATGTCTACCGATGTCAAATCCACCAGTAGGACCAATACCACTACCACTACCTTGGATCTGTGTTCTCTGATAGTTGACTTGGTAATCAACCAAATCATCTGGCAGAATGTCAACAGGAAGATCTTTCTGTTGAGTATTTACAGTGATATCACCTAAATTCTCATATTCAAGTTGATCATCATCACTAAAGGATCTATCCTTGTTCGTAGTGATGATTCTATCGAAGGTTAGATCTTCCGCATCGGAGAACTTACCACCTGATGTATTGAATACGAATCCGTAGTTTTCGGCATCAAATTTGGTGTCTGGATCCAGACTATAGTCATAAATGACACGAGTAGGCGCAACGCCTTTGACTTTCGCGACATTTTTAATGACAGCGATAAAGTCGTCTGGAAATAATGTACCGTTATATCCACTGAGGGTAAGAGTACCTGTAGCGTCCCAAGGATATCGGTTAAATTTGGCTGTCTCCCCTTTATCTGAAAGTTGAGCGAGTATACCAGATCCGACTGTGACAAATGTATTCGATTCTTTTGCTTGTCCGTATATGGACGGAGATGGTCCTGCGGCACCCAAGTCTGGGATGACAAGTCTTTCCAGACCTCCACCGATCTCAAAGAGGGTCCCAGACCCTCTCCAGGGGGTTACATACGATACTTCTGCAATATCTTCTATGCGGAATAATCCAGAACCAGGAATAGCTGGAGAAATTAGTGGTAATGCGTTTCCACCAACATCAAACTTACCAAATGGTAAGACATCCGCTAGGTCTGTAATTAATCCAAAATACCAAGGATTGAAATTATCTGCACCGCGATCATCGTCAGCAGTGTCTGAAATGTTGCCATAGTCAGCCGTACTCGTTACGGAAGTGGTTACCAAACCCTTATCTTCCGAAACGAATATATCTACCTTATTGGTATCGTAGACATAAACGGCCATAGTTTAATTCTTATCATTTGATGAAAAAGGGGACTGCCTTGATAATAAAGCAATCCCCACCATGACAAATATTCTATTTTATATATGAATCAGTCAAGTGCGACGTTCAGGGTGATTTTAATTTGGTCACCGTTGTTCTGAATGTTGTATGGACCATTCGTGAATCTCTCAGCGTACATGATGCTGGAGTACAGGGTCGCAGTATTCAGTCCAAGAACACCGTTGGATGTTGCGGTTAGAGACGGTGTGGTTACGAACTCGTCAGCGTTTTGTACGTCAAAGACGGTATAAACATTAGATTCAAGAGTTGTATTACCTGCACCAGCAGCAACGTAAAGGATATCTCCTCGTTGAAGACCGTGGTTGACAATAGCAATCTTACCGAAACTAAAGGTAACTGATGGATCAGTTGCAACCTGAATGTTATCAATCAGTGGTTTGTCTAGATAGACAACTTGCAATGCTCGATCGAGACCAATAATTCGCGTTCCAGTCTGAACACCCGCGTTACCAGCGACATACTGTCCAAGAGTTAGATCGTTGATGGAGACCTGTGGGTCAACAACGAAGTATCTGTTACCAACAACTCCAATACATGGATCAGTGTTGTTACCCTTGGTGACGGTTGTTCCGATACCCACACTAGCTGCGTGGTTAACACCCTGTACGGATACAGGCATGTTGTTTGCTCTGGTTACATAATAACCGTAGATATTACCAGCAGGTCCAGTAAAGGTGAAAGTCTGTTCGGGATAGGTTGCGGTTGTACCACTACCAACGTTCTTAATAACCCAGCGAGATCCATTTAGAAGCACACCGTACTGTGCGGTGTAGTCTTGGTCGATTCTATTATCGACGCAGACGGGGTAACCAGTATTTGCAGTAGTTCCGTAACCATTAACGTTTCCGTCAATATATGGTTCAAAATATGCAGTCTGGGAAGGAACATCACCCTCAGCAGGGGTGGTGTTACTCGTAAATAGTTTAAGAACGAGATTTCTTGGTGAGGTATCCTCCAAGTCTGCAACAAAGTTATTCTGAGCAATCAGATAACGGAGAGACTCAATTTCACCAATATTGGGAACTAGTAATGCCATCGAAAACAACTCCTCGTAAGGGTTAGACTTTAAGAACTATACTTATTTATAATTTTAATTTTAAAGAGATCAGCAACCTTCGCATGTTTGTTGAGCTGACTACTGAAAAATCTAATATATCACCAGCAACGATCGTCTTATCCCAATTATTTAGTACATCATCAACATACTTATTTTGGGTTTGTAGTTGAACTCGTTGATTATCAGTAATTGTTGTAAATGTAGGAAAATCTTGGAAGTTAGATTTCGATACCTCTAAAACAATATCTCCTGTTTGATCACTCAACACTTTGATCGATTCTATTGTTCCAGAAACATCGACAGTAACTTTGCCTTTGCTTCCTGGGGAGATAGCCTGAGATCCACTATCAATAACAAAATTAACTGATCTTGTCAGATCCGCAGTAGTTGCAAGAGCAATGATGAATACGTCATCACCAACAACTGGTGCAACTGAGAAAATAAGTTGATCACCAGCAATGGTGAAATCTTCTCCTGGTTCCATGACCAGATTGTTTTTACAAACAATCAGTTGTTGGTCATTTAATGGATTATATGTATCGCCACCACTATTTAACGAAAAAGTAACACCAATACCATTGAATTGACCATTAATGTCATCAATGATGAGGTTGGTGTTCTGAGTTGACTTCGATGGAATTTCGTAGTCAACTCCGACTGAATATGATCCAGGACTATTTAAATTTACTAAGTAATCAGTCATGATACTCCAGGTAACACTAAAACATTTCCTGCTATAGGTCTAGTCTTATAATTGTTTGGAGAAACAAGTACCAGATCATATACATATCTTCCTCCCTCCAAAGTTCCAGTAGAAGTTACCGCAAGGGCTACTTTTACGACACCATTGATTCTATTTGGGAAAGAGATAACAAAATTCGTGTATTTTGTCGCATCTGGGTGTTTTCTAATCTTCGCTAGAGCAGAGTACCCAGTCAAATTTAATGGCGAATTATTCGCATTCTTAATAGTAAAGGTTGCTTCAAAATCAACGTTTTGTTCAATGACTAAATTGACATTTCTAGCTGCCATTACACAAAAAGGAAGATTTTAGTTATTTATCCAATTTTTCCAGAAGGAGTTTCATCATGACCTTAAGTTCACTAACATCATTTTTTAATTCATCTATTTCTAATGATTTTTGAGCCGCAATTCTTTTTTGTTTGATATACGACTCATATGCACCATCATTGCAATTTATCACTGCTCCAGTCTCGTTATCTCGATATAGAGAGTGGCTACTTTCAACTTTTATTTTATCCATTAAATTGTAGCAATAACTCTGAAGTCTCTCAATCTTGGAACGTAAGCATAGTTACTTCCAGACATACAAACTTTAATTTGGAATGCATTGAACTGTGCAATATTTGAGACATTAAATTCATATGGATTAATATCATCATATCCATCAGATGCGGGAACGAACTTGTCGGGTAACCCATCATTTTTGGCAGGATCGATAATTCCACCAGAAAGATCTAGATTTTTATATCCAGGGAATAACTGGAATAGTTGATCTCCCGAAGGTGCATCAACACGGAATGCCCTGTAAAGAACTCTAATTTCATTTGTATGATGTCTATATGCATCAAACATAACTTTCAATCCATCTGCAGCCTTATCAAGATTAATAACCTGAGTTAAGTAAATGGCAGCATTTGGATCATTATCAATAGAATTCACTCGTTTATCAGTTGCATAGTTGTCAACTTTATTGTTGAGTCTATTCATAATGAAGACAGCACTTACTCTGTCCAAATCAATTTGCGGAGAAACAAATTCATCTTCAGTGTTAAGAGTAACTTCTATTGCAAATGATTTTCTTCCAGGATAATTCTCCAATCTAGTCAATTCATTTACTTTAGATGCAATAATTCTTGGTGAAGTAAATTCGTTATCACCTTCCAAGGAGATGGGTTGAAATCCCTGATCAATGAATGCTCCCAGGTTTCCATCTGGACTATCTCCACTAAATGTCCTACAAGATGCAGAAACACTGGTTCCATCTGGTTGTAAGATAGTGAAGTTTGGTCTCAATATATTGAAGGGAATATTTTGGGTAGCTCTTGGAACATTACCCGAACCAGTATTAGCGCCTTCCGCAATATAAGATCCAGCAGACTTGGTTTCATTCCAATATAATTCTGGTAATCCAGTAGCATTTCCAGGACTTCTATCAACACCTCTACTAGAAATACCAACCTTCAACCAATAAGAATCAACATCAATTGGATACTTAGTGATGTTTACTTCACCAAGATTATGCGAGGTATTAATTCTTCTCAATGAAATACCATTAAGTTCATACTTGAAAAGTAGATCATCTACAGAATAATTTCCAGAAGTAGTATCATCAACAGCTCTAGTGATACCAGTAACTGCACTGGAGGTCGTGGTGACTCCAGTATACTTGATAATTTCATCACCTAATTTCAAATATCCAGGATTATTTGAATCGACAGGAACATTTTCAAAACTAGTATAAACTCCAACATTGGTTACTGAAAGATTATCAGTCGAAGAAGAATTATATTTGGCAGTGAGTTTTTCTGGTTTTACATCAGTTTCCATATTTGAAAGTGTAACCATATCCAATGGGCTATACATTCCATGGTTACTATGTTTGACCATAAATGTCAGTCCATCACTGATACTGTCAACATATTGAATAGAAGTTGCGGAAATAATTGATGTCGATCCAGCACCTGTTGTAAAAACAACCGCAGAGGATGCATCAACACTTGGAACACCTTGAACTCTGTCAACAATTAGTGTATTAAAGGCACTAATAATACCCACTTCATTTTTAATAGAAAGTCGTAAATCGGAACCAAATCCACCAGTATTGATTGGATCTGCAGTCAATACATCACCAACAGAATATCCAGTGCCTCCAGCAGAAACAGTAGCAGAACTTACTAGATTAGATCCAACGACAATTGTTGCTTTTGCACCAGATCCATTTCCAGTCAAACTAACTAGAGGAACATCAGTATATGTTGGGGATCCATTTGCAAATCCACTTCCTGCACTCGTTAGGGCGAGAACACTTCCAATACCAACAGCACCAAGAACCTTGATAAGTTTTGCAGAGAAGTTTGCATTATTTTCTTGTCCAATGGTTGTACCCGCAACAAGACCAGCAACTTCATTAGAAGTCAAACTCTTACCAAGACCAATAACGGTATTATTGGATAACATATTAAGAGGATTATTACTCAGTGTAACAATTTGTTTGTTGCCAATGTCTAGATCAGGATTATAGAATTTAACAGTTCCACTTGTGGAACTAAATTGAGCCTGATAAAGATTGAACTTCAGATCCTCAAACTGACTTGGATCCCATGTAGCACCATTCTGGGATTTGAATAGTGAACCAAGAAGTGGTTGTTGGGAAACAATAATCTTCTCAGAGTCCGCGCTGTTTATAGTAGAAATATCCTCTTCGCCCATTCTAGAGATGAATACTGTGTATTCATTGGAAGCCGAAAGAAGAACCAAAGCATATGCATTTCCTCCTTGGCAATATACAGGAGAATCGAAGGTAAATGTTGTTGCTTTACTACCATCGTTTGAAGTAACAACTTCAGATGGATCAAGAACCTTTTCACCAAAAGGCAAAATTGATTGCGTAGGTAAACCTAGTTCCAGATCTCTGACTTGCAATGTTACGGGCAATTCGGAAGCATCCTTTGTTCTGAAGTAAATTTCACAACTAGTGAGGAAAACTCCGTTTTCATCTGGAACTTCAAACGACTGTGCAAGTGGGTCAACCCATCTTGTTTGTTTTTTCTTTCTATTTTTAAATTTAACTGTTGCTTTTAATCTAGTTCTGCTTCTGCTTACATCTTTAGATTCTGATGTGGGAACCCTTTCAACACTAGCATTACGAATTCGTAGAGTTGTTTCTTGAGTGTTATTGATTGTTCCCGTAGACATAAATGTCGTTTCCGCAGAACTATCAGTAAATCCCGAAATAGTCTGGTTACTTGAACTAGAAGTCAGTGTAAAAGTCTTACTACCAGTATTGAATACTTGTGAAGATGGTACAGTTGGATCGGGGATAAACAAAGATCCGATTACAACACCGGCTCTATCAGTGACAATTCTAATATCTTTAACTTTTGCAATAGCACCACTAGACTGACCAACTAAGGTCATACTCTTAGCAAGACATCCAAAGAATCCAGATGCAGATTGAAGTTCAAGAGACGCAGTGTCTACATTAAGTAACCCTGTAGTTGAGGAATATGATCCAGAGATACTATTATCAACATTATATGGATTGCTGGTATACGTCTGAGTCGGAACATTATACGGACCATACTTATGATTTTGTTGAGCCAATCTAAACTTAATACTCTTGTTTGTAGAGTTAGTTCCATTTCCAACAACAATTTCACCAACACCGAAGGTTCCACTTACCATTTCAATTTCAATAAGTTTTGGAACAATGAAGGCATTCATATCGATATTATCGAAGAATGCATAAAGTCTCGTATTTGGTTTTAGTCTCTTACAAACAAACTCAATATTCCTAGATCGCATCACAGCAGCAACATCGCTGGAAACGACCCTATTTCCTAAACTCTTCGAGTCAAATGACTCTTCCACTTTATATTGTATACCGTCTCTAGATTTAGTTCCAGTTTTAACAGTGGTTACTTCCCGAATCTTGGTAACCTTCTGCTTCCACCTTTTAGTAGTAGTAACGGGAATACCTCTACCACGTACAAACTTTCCTCTTTTTTTCTTCTTCTTCATAGAGCCTTTGACTCTCTTACTCTTCTTCAGGATAACAGGACCTTTGGTCCTAGTTTTACCAGTCCAAGTCGTTTCCCACGCACCCCACTGAATAGGAGATAATCCAGTATTACTATCTGTCCCACCAACCATTCCTTGCATGGCATCGTAGCTACCTTCCATATCTACGGTCATACTAGGAATTTTTCTAGTATCAATCCAAGTATCTGTTGCTGGATTCAATTCTAAAACTCCAATCCAATTTACAACATGGAATGGGTTTACATTTTCACTTCTAGTAGCAAACTTATTCTTAAGCCACTCTTTCTCAGTATATTTGAGAGTTACAATATCACCTTTCTTGACAACATTTGCATCTCCAAGATCACTTACGAATCTATAGTCCGCATCTGGAGTTGCCGAACCTGCAGCACTAGCACCAATAACAGCTTCAGATCCCAACAAAAGGTCTATTGATGTCGTATAGTGTTCGGGTCTTGCCTCTCCTTCTGCAGTGTCAATACTGCACCTATATTGACTATCAGAAACGGCTCCTCCACCCACTTTGGATCTAAAGTTATCAACAAAAAATCCAGATTTAAACTTATCAAGATTTGTAGTTGGATCTTTA